AATTAGGCAATGCAGTTAGTGTGCCTGTTGTAAAAGCAGTTGGAGATAAAATATGGCGATTGACACAAAAGAATATATAAAGTATATTAAATCACATCCTTGCTTGATATGTGGAGGAAGTCCAGTTGATCCTCATCATTTAGAAGCTATTGGTATGGGCGGCAGCAGAAAGAAGCAAACACCTAAAGACTTTTCTACTATACCTTTATGCAGAGAACACCATAGAGATTATCATGGTATGGGATTAAAAGTATTTAACGAGCATTGGCGAATAGATTGTTATAAAGAAGCCTTTAAACTTGTAAGGAGATACTTTATTGATTGAAGTTATGGTGTATGGTAAGGTTATAAATGGAAAGTTAATTTTAGAAAATAAAGATAACTTTCAAAATGACTTGTATAAATTTAACGGAGATGTAGTTCTTACCTTAAAAGAGTTGCCAAAGAAAAAGACTAATAAACAGAACAACTACTATAGAGGGGTGGTTATAAAGATACTATCACAACATCTTGGGTATACCTTAGATGAGATGCACAGAGAATTAAAAAAAGAATTTAAAATAGAATCAACTAAAAAGTTATCGCAGGATGAGTTTCAAGACTATTTAGATAGAATTATTAGATGGGCATCTATGTTTCATGGCGTTCCATTACCTGATCCTACCAGACTTCAAGAATTTTAAGACTTATATTATAAGTATTGTGAGCAACTTGCTTGAACGATATTGAGTCTTGGTCTAATACACATATAGCAAATCCATCAGGAGTAAAATCAGTTTTATCTGGTTGGAATATAAACCTTAAACTTCCACCAAGAGTTTTTTGCATAAACTGAGTAAAGAAACTTGTATCATTATCAAAGTAAGTTTGTGCTACTGTATTTGACGAACCACTTTGGAATTGCTGATAATCATATTCATTAGTTGTAATTTCTGTTAATATACTATTATCTAAAGTTTCTAAATCAGCCATTAAATCAGATGATGCTATATATGAAAATTTTAAATCCCATCTTCTTCTACCTGCTCGTCTTTTTTGAGGTTCATTTGGTACGATTCTATAAGTTCCCCATGCCTCTGTGTCGCCCCAAGTAGGTTGTTGAGTGTAGTTATAGTTAGTTAAAAGATTACCACCCTTAGTAAATTGTTTAGATGAACCGCCGTACTCTCTAGTTAAAGTTAAATCTAAATCAGGAGAATGTGGCATATCATAATAATTACCACCTGTTAAACAACCTAATTTTAAATCTTTAGCTAAGGATTTTCGAAAGTTAAAAACCGCAGCATCAGGATAGTCAATACTTATTTCAGGCAAGTTTGATTTTAAATCAATAAAACTAAATCCATTTAAATGAGGATATTTATTTATACCTTCTTGGTTTTCAGATAAAGGTGAATAATTGTCAGTACCATAATTAAAACCAAAGTTAAAATTTGTTTCAGTAAATTCACCTTCTTCAGAGCTATAAAAAGGATTAACTTGTGCAAGATTGTGATTTAATACTCCAATATAATCAAAAACATCGTCTGTATTTTGAAATTTTGTATTTATATGTACACCTAATTCATGATATAAAACACCAACTTGTGTAAAATAATCAACATCTATTAAATTAGTTTTAGAAGGATTTAAATAAAATAAATTTAATATTTTTTCTTTTGGGCTTTCTACTCCTGTTTGTATTTCTATATCATCTGAAGTTATTAAACCTGTTGTTAAAGCATATTGAAAATAATCTACATAAAATCTTGGCGTACCTACGTTTTGATATTTAGCCATTAATAACCTCCACCACTTCTAGTTGTTTGTTTTACTCTTTTTGTACCCTTTTCCATTTTAGGTATATTATTTTTTTGTCTTAATACTTTATTACCTACTCTATAGCCACCTGCATAGCTATCCCAAGTTGAGCCTGTATCCCAAGTTCCATTTGTTTTAGTCCAAAATCCTAAATTATTATTAATAGATGAAATTGCAACACTTTTACCTTGATTGTCAGATGCAATACATTGAGTTATTTTCATCGCACCATTATAAGTAAATAGTATTTCAGGGATTACAGATAAATCCATACTATATATTAATATCTTACCATTGGCTAATATTATATTAAAGGTGTCTGGCAATTTACTCTCTATGTTAATCTTACCCATAAAGTGAATTTGCAAACCAACAACTTCCGTATTACTTTCTAAAACCACTTCACCATTTCCATATAATAAATTCATAATTATCCTAAAATTGTATTAACTAAAGATACTACATCTATTACATTTATTACACCATCTTGATTAATATCGGATTCAAAAAATTCAGCCTCATTTGGCTCTTTAAATCCTAAAATTATAGAAACCATCATAACAATATCTAAAATATCTACATTTCCATCTCCATTTATATCACCTATAGGGGTAGCAATACCGCTATCTTGTTCTGTAGTTTCTGCATCTTCAGCAATTAAATTATTAATATCTAAATTGTGTAATTGTATTACTTTAATATCTACCTTATCTAAATTCTTATTAGTTTCATATACCATAAAATATGGATATATTTCTTGTCCATTTCTATCTATTGATGTTTGTATATAAGATTCGCCGAAAATCTTTGTATCTTGTATTTCTTTATCAAAAACGACGACATCACCTACTTCTAACTTTAAATACTTAATAGGTAAAGTAAGACTAATTAAATTCTTTTGATTCATGTGCCAAGCTAATAACCAATCTCTTAATTGTTCGGCGGTATATCTATCTCTAATATAATCACTTTCAAAGTTTAAAGTAGAATCAGTATCGCCATCTAATCCGTAATAATTATAGTCATAATCTGGATAAATATTCATAGAAACTTCATCAGTAGAAAATAGATGATTGCCTTTAGCGTAATCTTTATTGAACAAAACTTTAATATTAGTCTTTACATCTTCTAGCTTTGTTCTATTGTATTTATAATTTATTATATCTGATTCTTCTATTGTTAAATCCACATCATCATCAGAGTAAGTATCTTTTACTACACTCCAACCAAAAGTTCCATCAGCTCTAAATTTAGGAAATGATTTAGTTGATTTTGAAAAATCTTCTATTAATTTTTTGGAACTTATTAATTTGCTCTGCGTAAAAGCAAAAGTCCAATCAGGATGTAATTCGTCTATTGCATTAAATTCTTCTTCATTAAAGCCACCATCATATTTACATTCTTCTTCTAATATGTGTTGTACTATTTCAGCAGGTTTCTCTAAAGGATTCATTGTTATCCTTTCTGAACTACTATCAAACCCTATATTATAATCTCCAAAAACTTCTCCATTACTATCGCCTAATTGTATTGTAAATGGTGCAGAAGGATTAAAATCATCATTAATAGTTGTACCATTAAATTTAAACCATAAAATTTCTTGTGTAAAAATATCCTTTATTCTGAAAGCCCAATATTTAATATTTATTTCCTTACCATCTTGTATCGCTTTTATAGGATAAATAGAATATTCAACACCATCATCGGAATCTGGAGTATTATTTGTTGTATTTGAATTTTCTTTTATATCATTTAACATATTATTTATAGGATAATAGTTATCAGGTATTAAAGTATCTTTAACTGTTCTTATAAAATAAGTATTTAATTCTGAAGGTCTACCCCATACATTTGCATAAAAATTCTTTTCAAGTAAATTATCTAAAGTACCAAAAGCCCATAATTGAGATTCAAATATTCTAACTGTTGAAGGCACATCAAAAGATGTAGTATTAATTCCATCACCAGCTCCAATATAATATTGTCCTACATTTCTTATTTTTGGCAATCCTAAACAATAATAATTAGAATCTGAAGGTATCATATGAGGATGAACTACGCTAATAGGACTTGCTTCAGAATCATTACCATCATAACTATTATATTCTTCTTGACTTGTAGCAAATGTATAATGGTATCCATTTTGTAAAGCTTCACCTACTTTAGTTGCTTGAATTTCAAGTCCAGATTGTTTTAATCTCATAGCATCATACCATATTAAATTACTATGTGTAGTAGTATCATTTTCAGATGATAAAGAAAATAAACTAGCACCATAATTATCCTCTTGTGTAAAAGCACCTACTAATGGCAAATATATTTGTGTAGAATTAACTGTAACCTGTTCCCTATCTATTATTTGTATTTTAGCTATAATGCGTGTCCAACTATCTTCTACCTGTTCAATACTTGGAGAATCGGAAAGTTCTAAATTAATTCCTGATGGCAAAGAATCAAAATGAAACTTTAAATAAGCGTTTGAATGATTATGAGTTTGTTCATCATAATTATGATTAGCAATATAATTACCTTCTATTTGTACACAAGTATTAGGATTATCATCATTTATTCTATCGTAAGTAAAATTTTCATCCTCTACAAATTCACCTTCAATAATCTCTCCACTTTTAAATTCAAAATTATTTGCTACCCCTTGATTCTTTTTTATTTGTTCTATTTTAGATTCTTTTCTATGTATTAATATTCTACCTTTATTAGCAGCAGTATCATTTGCAGCTAGTTCATCAATATCAATTTGACCATCTTCATCTAAGTCAATAGGGCTGTCATTAAATTGACTTACAAAACCAAAGCCATTATTTGTTGCTAATGTAGTATAATTAAGTATACCTGCTTCTAATCCTGTATCAAAATCAATAACTGTACGAGGATATAGCCCTACATACTCTTCATCAACTTCTGCGTATAAAGAAGAAGAACCAATAGTATTATTGCCTATTTCAAGGTTCTCAGGTACAATTTTAGATAGTTCTTTTTTATCAGCAATCACATCCCTAACAAAATCATAGTCATCTAAAACACCATCGTTGTCTATATCATACTCGCTAGTAGTGTTAAACGATGTTACACAGGGTGATCTATCTACTTTACCTATAACCATAGGATAAGGCTTGTTTTTGTACTTAGATTTAAAATCTGTTTCTGGGGTTATGCTTTCAGGTATATCTTTATGAACTTTTTGTTCCGATGAATCTTCTACGCTTAAAGTTAAAGTAGTATCAGATTGCGATATTCTTCTTACTTTACCTGTATAAACTAACATAGTTCTATCGTAGTCTATTACATTTTGAGTCTTAAATCGTATTTCAACATTACCATTAATTAATTCAGTATAACTGTCGCTTAAACGCTTACCTAAGTATTTAGAATTAGAAAGAGTTATAGTTACTGATGAAACCTTATACCTTCGAGTTTCGACATCTACCGACTCCTTAATTGAAGATACGTTTAAAAGTAAAGGATCAAAACTTAAAACTCCACCTCCATAAAAATCGAAACTTAAATTTTGAGTAGAAAAAAAGTTAAATTTTGCACCTGAATTAGATGATATTGCAACTAAAGGAACGACATTATAAGTGTTACCACTAGTAGCTAAATTAAATTGCTCGTTATCTATCATGACATCCCAAAGTTAGAACCTTTACGGACAGCTTCTTTAATTCTTTCTGCAAGTTCTCCTTCTACAAAATCCTGCGACATCACATTACCTGATACATTAACAGTTACACCTGCACCACCACCTTGATTAATCTTATTCATATTCTCTATACCAATCGCCTCTACTGCACTTCTACTCATTACAAACTCACCATTCTGAGCAAGTATTGGAACATTGTCTTGCCCCTTTACAACTCCACCTGTAGCAAATTTCTGCACTTTATTATCCTTAATTAATCCACCTGTATGAGCGATACCTAGTGCAAATTTTAAAGAAGCACCAAAACCTGTAGCTAAACCTGCACCAGAAAATAGCGTTGCTAAAAGTGCATAGACACCTGTTTTAGCAGTTATTTGGACAGCTATTCTTTTTAATGATTTTTCTACTGCCATTCCTAAATGCTCTCCATTTAATGTAGCGTCTGCAAGGGCTGAACTCATACTATTTATTGCTATAGTAGTAGCAACAGTTTCAGGCTTAACTTGGTTTTTTATTTGTTCTGCTAGATGTAAAAACTCTTCTGTCGTAAAATCTATACTTTCTCCTAATTCCAAAAATTCAGCAGCACTTTCACCAAAATCTTCTAATAAAAATTGTGTTTCACCTAATTCTTCGTTCCATTTTTTGAAATTTTCTTCAGCCACAACATCAACAGATACTCCAAGATCATGATACCTTCCTTCAAGTTTCTTTATTTGCCCTTCCATAGTTGCTATAGCTTCTAACTCAGCCTCAGTTAAGTCCCTACTAGTTCCTGATAATATACCTGTACTAGCCTGTGATTGTAATTGTTTAATTTCAAATCTTAATTTTTTTATACCATGCTCTACTGATTCTGCACTCAAACTCTCCATTAAAGCATTAAAATTAACAGTTCTACCCATATCCGCCAATGAAACAAACATATCCATAAGTGGTTGGATAACTTTTAATGCAAGGTCTCCTAACTCTATTTTCATATTATTGACTTCTGTTCCAAATGCTGCAAAACTTTCACTTGCAGATTTAACTTCTGGCGGTAAATCTGCTACTTTCTTTCTAGCAGCATCCATTGTAGCATTTAAAAAAGCAGTCTTTTTCTCAGTATCAGTTAATTGATTTACTGTTTTATTTAATTTTAAAGCATAATCTTCATAAGCCTCGTCAGCCTTTACAATTATACCAATATTATCCAACATTAGACGAGACTGCCTACCAATACCTGTAATAAGAGACTCTACAGAAGCTCTAGTATCCAAACCTAAAGCCTTACCAAGTCTTTGTGCCATATCAAACATCTCTGCCATCTCACCTGAATTTTTAGTAATGCCAAGAATCATAGCATTATTAGCTTGTTTAAATAGGTCAAATTGTGTCATAGTGCCATTTACTGCTTCACTTAAATGTTGAATTGCAACAGTAGCCCCTTGCGTTCCTCCCTGCATAGTCTCAAAGGCAGTTTTCATATCACGAACCTTAGCGGCTTCCTTAGCAAATTTAACAACCTGAGTAATTCCTATACCCATAGCAAAATTAAATAAAAGCATTTTTGACCTTAAAGTAGCAAAAGAATTATCTAATAATCTATTATTCCTAACAACTCCGCCACCTTGTCTTTCATATTTAGAAACTTTATCAGCAAGTCTTTTGGTTGCTATGTCCATTTGTTTTAATTGTTGGATTAATTTTTCACTCCCTGCGGACTTAAATTTAATTGTTATGCTTTGATCTGGCATCTTCTATCTTATCCTTGTTTAATTTTGCTAACGCACTCTTTATAATAAATGCTTTTTCTATCCATAAAACAGGTTGCTCACCATAACTGCCTGAATATGGCTGAGTATTAAAATCTTGGCAGTATATGTATCTTTGTATATCTTTTTGATTCTCTGAAGAATGAAATAAGTTTTTGCAAGTAAAAAAGGATAACTGAGCATTAATAGAACGACCAACATCAAAGCTCTTACCCTCACTATTAAACTTTTTCACCTCCTCTATTAATAAATCTACAACTACCCATACATCATCCATACACTCGAACTGTCGTGGCTTACTACCACTTATAGGTGGCGTAGCTATGTAAGGAAATTCATGGTACTGACAACCCTCGCACCAACTTTCATTTAAAAGGTTAAGAGTTAGCTTGAGGGATTCTCTTCCCCCAACAACATATTTCCTTGTATAGCTTTAAAGATTTCTACTCTATCTTCAAATGACATATCCATTAAAACTTTATCAGATGTGTCGCCATCTATACCTGTTCTTAGATATTTGGTGAGAGTAGAGTGCATCATTTTAACCTCTTTAATCTCACCATTATCCATAACATATTGCGTATTATCTAGTAAATAATCCCTATCGTCTAAAGTTAATTCTTTTAACTTTATTTTATTACCATTTTTAAGTTTAATTTCTTTCATTG